TAAGACGAGCCTGAGGAGCCATAGGCTCCAAGCGGATCACTAACCCCGAAGGAGTAGCGTTCACGCGCCTTATACCTAACATTGCCGGTATCGAAATCACCNTCCATNCTNGTTTCTAATGGTGTACGTGTAAAATGTTTTAATCCATCTGGCACGTCAGTAATTAAAAACCATGCATTGGTATCTGTCAAGAAGTGATTGACAGAATATCCCTCAGGGATAGTGCCATTCGCTTTCATTGCATTGATATCGTTATCGGCAGTAGCCACTCTTAGATCNGATTCTAAAATACGAGTTGCGGTAAACATGCTATTGGGGGGAACAATTAACTTTCGTGGTCTTGCTGCAATTAGCANTCCTCGATCGTCAGTCCATCCAGCTATAGTAATAACAGCATTCTCTAATGAAGTTTCATTAAGGTCTGCTTGCGTACTAGGAGTATTGGCATTCGTTCCACCAGACACCAGAGGGTGTGATGTTGAAAAGAAGTCAACTCCATCGCCAGAATTGAATGAACCACCTGAAAATCCTTGGTTAAAAGGATTAGCAGATTTTACCTGTTTCGTATAAGCCATGCTTCTTGCCAAAGCCTTTGTATATCTAGCACTTAAAGAATCATAGAGGTTATCCTCCATAGCTTCTTCAGTGATAGCAAAGCCCATAGCAACAGTTTCATGGTTATAACGGGCGGTGAAAGATTCTTGCGCATTATCATAAGTGATAGCAGAGCCTTCATCTTTTACCGGAGCCTGTCCAAATCCACTTAGCTTCAAATCTTCCTCGAATGAACGATCAGATGTTTCAGATTCATAGATTTCTTTATGCTCATTTTCGTATTTAGCATACTCCAATCCAAATAAGGCATTTAAGCCGGGCAGAAGTTCTTTAAGTAGCTGTGCTCTTGAAATAGCCATTTATTGCTCTCCTTTAGCCTAAATACCAGTCGTATTGTCCATTAGGTGTCCAGCATTAAACTTAACAACGATGTCTGTATATGAATCAGCCCATGCGTTGTTTGGAGTCTGTACAACATCAACAATCCTTAAAGGGAGTGTTGCTGTTGTAGCAGCACTGGTAGAAATATCTACAGTGTTTTTGCTAGTACCTATTGTGGTTGTACCTGCTGTTTGAGTAATCGCAACGTTACTTCCGAGAGTTGCTTGTGCGGCAGAGCCGTCACATTGCATTTCGAAAATAACATCTGGATCATCAATTACATACGCATAAGCATCAGATGCTGCTACGTCGGCAGTCCACATTTGGGCAAACGTCTTTTGGCTTGTATTAGGGTCAGTATATGTGCAGCCCATGAATATTCCAATTGGTGTAGCAGTAGTAGTACCTTCGTCTTTTTCAACAGTACCGGCAGTTACTAACTTAACAAAATCACCAAAGAATATACTTGTGTCGTACGCACTAGCTATTTGATAGTGCCGTACTTTAGCAGAAAAAGATCCACTGGAACTTGTGGTTCCAACAGGTCTAGCACCATAAGGTGTCGCTGAACTAGGCATATTTTTCTTTCCTTAAATACAATATTGATATTAAAAGCAATCAATAAAATAAATTATTGACCACCTTTCCCAAAAGTAACCTTGGTTTTTCTCTCTTTGAACATCGGCATAGCAGGATTTTCTTCTTTCATGTAGTTTGAATCTACAGCACTCATCTGTCGTTCTGCTAAATCTTGATAATACTTCTTTCTATTAGCAACGTCTTCCTCAGGTGCTTTACATAAGAGAAGTCCACCTACTTCTATACAGTTTGGATATTTAGAGTCATTATCAATGACTATTTCCAATTCTGGATGGTCCTCTGCTCTAACAGGTTCCCAACCTTCCCTGAATCTTGTAGATACGTTTAAATTATCAGATTGACCAGCAGCACTGGTTCTAACCCAACGATAAACATATCCAGCTTCAGGATTGGGATCGGGAAGCAAGTTTGGAGGGGTCCAAGGTTTACTTCGCTCATTTTTTTCTCTTGTCTCCAATGAGCGTGGAGTGCGCTTTTGATTTAACTCATCCATTTCTTTGTAACTCCTTTGCATACTGAGTTGCATATTGTTCTGGTGTAAGCCCAAGTCTTCTGGCGAGGTCAACTTGTGTTTTTGTTAACTGCACTCTGCGCTGTTTTTGCCCAGTCCTATTGGCTGGNGCTACCACAGTCGATGGTCTCCGAGACGTTGCAGTATTCGCCTCGAAACGTTCTGGAAATCTTGTTCTNATAGCATTATCAATTTCATTATAATACTTATCCGCATCCCTTATAGGATCAACTCCTTGTCTAACCAGCTTGGCATGCATACCATAAGCCAATGCTGTCATATCTTCATTGCCTTCTTGTTCAAACCAATCATTGCTCCTGATATATTCCACAGCCTTAGAATCAAGCGGTTGTTGCTGTCCATTGACAGGAGGTTGTTGCTGAACAGCCTGTTGCGGAACAGTCTGTTGCAGGTTAGCTTGAGGAGTAGCAGGAACATAATTTTCTACATAATTCTTATCAGCATATGCTGACTGTAACTTTTCCTGCGCTGACAATAATTTATCTGTATCACCAGATTCATAAGCTGATTTATACTCTGCTTTTGCCGCATTAATTTCTGTATCACTACGAGTCTTGAGACTATTAAGCAATGCTCCTTCACTTCTGGCTACAGTATTTTTTAAACTTTCATTTTCCGCTTGAATATTTCTGGCAAAGTATATTGCTTCATCACGNGTCCTCTTAGCCTGTTCCTTTTCCCGCCTTTCTTCGTGATAATCGTATTTCAGCTTATCAATACGTTTTTTGGTACGATTGCCAATTCCTTCTATTTCCTCATCAACATCACCATCAATGGCAACCCTTCGAGGCTTTTGATCCTCTTCTGGTCGATCATCAATAACATCTATCTGAAGGTCTTTATCTNNTTGTGGAACCTGAACTTCTTGCGGGGAAGGCAATCCTTCAAATTCTTCAGCTTTTTGTGTTGCTTCACTCATGCTCTTTGTATTCCTCTAGGATCATTTACAACAGCTTCGACAGTATCATCATTAATTAACCTGAATTCTTTGCCATGAATATTGATTCGTGTGCCGCTATACGCACGCATAACAACCCAATCCCCTTCTGAACACCAAGGTCCAGTAGGAAATTTTGCATAATCTTTGTAACAATCCGGTCCCATTTTTAAAACAAATCCAGTTACTGATGCAGTTTCTTCTATACGAATTGTGGACTCAGCTTTTATGATTCCACCTTCTGTCTTTTCGTCTGCTTCAGGTAATGCTATAAGAATTTTATATCCAATTGGCTTAGGAAGTTGAGAAGCAGTTTTTAGCTGAATAGCGTCTTCTGTTTCTACTTCTGTTTTGACTGCCCTTATTGTCATAAGTTGCCCTATGATGCATCAATATATTAAGGAGTATGATGTTTCTCCATCGTTTCCCTACGAAACGTGCATATCTTTAATCTTCAATAACCTTATTAAAACTATCGGTTATTTCCCGAAGGGCGATACGTAACCCTTCAATGTTACCTCTGAGTCGATAAAATTCGTTAAAATCTTTTAACTCACCATCAATAATAACATTACTGATTCTTGTTATCTCATCGTTTAAACGTTCTGTCAAGTATTCAGTAAAACTATAGTCGCTAGGATGCATTAATTTTTAATCCCGATCGAATAACTTATCAGCAATCTTTCTTCCCAATTCAGCAGCCTTTGTTCTTTCCTGTGCAGATACTTTAGCAATGTCTGCTCCAATCCTAGCACCTTCTCTTTTATTTTCTGCATCAATCTTGTCTTGTTCCAAAGATAATTTGATTCTTTCCAATTCATCCTTCATGGTTGCTTTTTGCATATCGGCAGCAATCTTGGCTTCATCAATAGATGCCTTAGATTCGGCAGATTGTTGCTTAATTTGAAGTTCTTGTTTTTGCATCTGCAATACTGGATCTTCCATTTGTTCTTGATATTTTTCCTCTTGTGCTGATTGCTGATTTTTTCCAAGCAATTGTTCTGCTGCCGCAGCAACGAGAGCAGAAAGCCTTTCTTCTAGTTCAGGAGGCAAAGGCTCACCAATAGGAGGCAACTCTGTACCCAATTCTTGTTCTATCTGTTTTCTGTATTCAAATCCTAAATGCTCAACTATATGCGCACTCAATGCTGCTTGCATTGCATCGGCATTTGGTGCTTTGGAAGCCACTTCCTGTACCTTGGGATCTTGTATCATAGACATATGGACTGTTATATGTGCAGTTTGATCCTGATATTGGAAGGCTTTGACTGGTTTTCCGTTCAATATGTCCATATTCTCTGAAACTGGGTCTGTTGGCTTAATGTCATCCTCTAATGGGACTATATCTTGCGGGTCACGTATGCCTAATACCTCCAACATCTGCCTATGCAGCTTCGGCATGTCATACATTTGCGGTGCAGTCTGTGCTAATTGCAATGCAGCCTGATATTGCATGATTCTTTGTGCCATTGTTGCTGCATTTGGGTCTGAAACCGGAATTATGTCCACTCTATCATCAAAATCACTCGCTTTTATGGTCTGATCGTCATCAACTTCGTACTCATAGGCTTCAGGCATGTAATCTTTGATGATTTCGGACAAAATACGCAATTCATGGCGCATTGAGGCATGCAATCGGGACTGAATTGCACTCATTACCTTCATATTGCGCTCCAAGAGGGCTAATGTAGTGCCAACCGGAGCCTGATTGTTCATATCAGACACTTTTAGGTCGGTAATCGAGGCAAACCTTCGACCTTCTTCCACAATATTGCCCAATAATTGGTACAAAGTGGCTGAAGGCTCCTTATACGGAAGAAAAGTTATATTATCCCTGATACTTCCGCCCGGAACGTCAACATCCCTGAATTCGCCCGGAAATATTGGAGTATCATCGCCCTTGATACGCAAACCTCTGGTCTTTAAGCCGCCCGGAAGGTTGGATAAAGTACCTGCATCCACTAATTGTCTGAGCAAAGAAGTGGCTGACTTAGCCAAGCCACCTACCATGTGTATCAAGCCGAATCCATAAAATCCCAAGCCCGGCATATACTGGTAATGAACAAAATGTTGCCTACGCATTTTCTGCGGATCATCTGGCATATAGTTTCGTCTTATTGACAAAATTGTTGCAGAACCCTTATCAAGCGTTACAACATAAGGCAATGCAATTCCTGTTTCCTGCCCCTCCTTAACGTCTTCAAAGCCTTCGAGATCCAAATCAACGTGCATTTCCAGCAAAGTATGAACTCCATCCTTGCTGTAAGTATTCATTTCATATGCGTAGTTTGGTGTATCGCCTGTCAACTCACCATATTTTTCTTTAACCTTGTCTGAAATGGCATGAGAAGACTGAGGCAGCACCACATCACGATAAAAGTCTGCATACTGCAATTTCATTATGTCGTTGAGTGTCATGCGCATAACATGCGTTGCACGTATTGCTGTACGCAAGTCAGACGCACCATAACTGACAACAAAATCTTCAGCAGGAATAAACATCGAACAAGGTCTCTGCATGGTTACATCCCAATATATCTTTTTAAATGCAGAACCTGCCAATGGCAAACTGAAAAGCATTCTTTCAACCTCGTTTCGATACTCGGTCATAACATCTGTAATAAGATAATTCATGTAACTCTCTACACGCATGGATTGCTTTTCTTTTTCTTCGGTCATCTTGCCGACAATCTTTGTCCTCACCGGACCGCTTGCTGGCATAATTTCACTTATTGCTTGTGATTGAAAACGAATGACAGCTTCTGCAAGAAGAGGATGATAAACGCCACAGGCTCCAGACCAAGGCTCTGTCCTTTCCTCAATCTTCAAGCCTAGATTGTCCAATCCCTCTATATAGGTTCTTTCCCAGTCTCCCCTTGAATCCTTGTCGGATTCAAAAGCACCGATCAATTCACCTGCCAATCGATCTAAATCCCTTTCATCAAGATGTTCGGCAAGGTTTGCATTGAAGTCCACCTCTTGATCTGCACTGGGATCAAAATCAATAATCATTCCACCATCTTCAGTTTCTATAGAAACTGCTTCAGGATTGACAATTGAAATATCTAAGTTTTCTGCCATCGTTCAAATTTTAAAGCAATTAATAGTAATCAGCAATTCTTTCTCCCAATTCTGTTTCTTTTTCATCATGGCTCAATGTAATAAAGCCACCCTGCCTATANCGCAATAACGCCTGTGTTGAGGAGTCAACCAANTCATCATGGTCGCCAACAGGAAAAGAAGCAAANTGTTCCATAACTTCTTCNGCCCATCTTTTTGCAGGACACCAAACAGAACCGGAGGCAAATAAATCTGCAACTGCATTTACTCTCGCTATCTTGTCATTTCCACGCGATGGAGTAAATTCCTGCACAGGTATTCCAATTTTCCTCAATTCAAATATAAGAGGCGATCCTGCCGCTTTAGCCTCAACGATAAAAGCATCAGGCATCCAACTGTTGTATTGCTCATAGGCTCTGCGTTTTAATTCAGGAAATTCCAATCGTTCCTGAAATGCATCCAGCAATATAATTTGCGGAGCCATATACCCATCATCATTCTCTTTATAAAAAACACCCCATGTTGTACATGCAGAATAATCTGCCCTTTGTGTTTTCAAAAATGCTGTATCCCATGACTGAATTAAAAATTCACAGCTAGGAGGATCTTTTTCTTCCCATATCTTCCACCATTCCCTTTTAACCAAAGCACTTTCTTCGGATACAGGATTCTGCTGGTATTGCGCTTCCCAATGCGAAACAGGCAATGTTGCCTTGATTGCTTCCAATTCCTCAAGTTTCCAGAAATCTTCCCAAAGACTTCTACCGGATGGTAAAATTGCCGGTAATTCAATAATTTCCCACTGATCGCTGCCGTCCCTTGTAATGCTGTCTTTAAGAATTGATCCACATAAGTCTTTCTTTCCCCATCGTGTCATAACGATAATGATTGCACCGCCCGGCTGTAAACGCTGTCGCGGTCCACTCAGATACCATTCGTAGGTATTCTCAAATATTTTAGGATCGGCAGACTGTCCCTGTTGCTCTGAATGCGGATCATCAATAATCAACAAATCAGCACCACGACCCGTTACCGCACCACCCACACCAATTGAGAAATATTCTCCACCACCCGATACGTCAAAACGACCAGCAGCCTTACTGTCGAGATTCAAGCTTACCTCTGGAAACACTTTCTGGTAATCTTCACTATCTATCAGGTTCCTGACCATGCGACCAAACCTCAATGACAACTCAGCTGTATGCGATGCCATAATAATCTTCTTGTTCGGGGAATTACCGACTATCCATGCAGGGAGCAACCAAGAGGTCAATTGCGACTTACCGAAACGTGGCGGCATGTTAATCATCAGACGCTTGCATTCACCACTGGCAACACGCTCGAAAGCCTCAGCCATCCTGCTGTGATGCGCACCACAGATGAATTCAGACCAAACAGAGGCACAAAAATCCAAAAAACTTTCCTGACCCTTTTCCCTGACAACAGAATTCTCAAGATTTCTTATCAAACTGTCCAATTCCTTACGCTGTATAGCGTTTAAACGCTCTAAACGTTTCGGAGTGATAAGATCAAGGACTTCCTCTACTTGGCTTTGGGTTACTTCCATATCAACCTACAGTATTGTCAACCATATTAAAACACAATATAATTCTGTATCAAGGGTATCTCCAAAAAAGGAACTGTCTTACAACCTCTCAATCCAGTTCCGCACCCTTTTATAGAGCCGTTTCTTCATGCGCAGAGGCGGCTCTTCCTCTTGGACCCGAAGGTAAAGAATCCTCCATCAGAATTGTACACCGGCAGGTGTACCATCTTTTGCAAGATAAGGGGATTTATACAAGAAAAAAAAATATATCATTAGCAGGATTCCTTACCCCCCTATTATTAAAACAGGGGGGGGGGGTATGTCAATGCGCATGTTAAAAAAAAGTCAAAAGTTGCTCTGTAAAAATCTGAATCAATATGTTAAGTGCGTATGCGTGGATGTAGATGCGCGAGAGGGGGGGAGGGGGTCAACCTAGCGCGCGTGGTTCGTGCGGGCATTATGCGTGCGCCAACCATGACGCAAGGTTTAGGCTGTTTAAACGCTGTTAGTGGATTAGATCGTCCTTAGAGTCCGTACCTTTGGTATCTTTGCCTAAGAGAGAACGTATCCTGTCCATGATATCAGAGGATGAGTCCTTAGTGTCTTCAGACACTTCCAGTCTATCCTTGTATAAGTTGGCAACCTTTCCCCGATAATGCTCGGCAGTTACTGCCGAACCGATCTGACCTGTCTCTACTGCCTTATCTCTTAGCTTTGCTAGTTCCATAAGGTG